GATGAGTTTGGTGTTGTTAAATCAGCTGGTAAGGTAAAGGATAATACTACCGATTATAATTCTAGTGACAACTTAAGCTTAGATGCCTCTCAGCCTGGATATGGTTTGTTTCAAGCTAGAATGGATTATACTGGTTTTAGTGGTGCTGGAACTAATACATCTACAATCAAAACATTTTTAGCTGATACTGATGCTACTTCTGACACTAGAATAGATGTAGCTGATGGTAGTGGTAGTTTTTCAGAAGCTATAGACTTAGGCAGTACTGCAAACGGTAAGGTAATATATGACTTAGCTGATGGTGTGGTAAGAGTTTGTGATACTAATTTTGGTGCTGGTAATAGTGTAAAATGGTATGGATATGTAAATAAAAAGCTATGGTTAGATGATAGCTTAAGCCAAATAAATGTTGGAGGAGGCAGCGCTCAGACAGTAAATCAATGGGTAGTGTCTGATGCTCCACCAAAACAACCATTCGCTGGTACAGCTGCAACTGGATTAAATCTTGCCGTTCTTGGTTTTGAAGACACTCTTGAAGGAGTTGCGAGCGGAACTACAGTCACACTAGCTAACAATATAACTGATACTGGAAATACTTCTGGTTCTGATACTCAGCTAGATACTGGTTTGTATACTATTGTTAATTCAACAGGAACTGACACAGTAGGAATAGCCTCTAGAACAAACAATAATACGCTAGTAATAGATTCTTCTAAAACTTGGAATGCTGCTGGTAGCGATGTGAAGCTTTACATATTTCCTGACGCTGGTTTAGGTTTCAATGTTCAGGCTTTGGCTTCTGGAAGCGATGGAACAATACCAGCTGGTACATATGAGTTTGCACAAACATTTATTTATGATGGTGTTCAAGAGTCGTTACCTACAGTAATGACTGGCTTAACAACTGTCTCTGCTAATAACAGGCTCAGTATATCTATTGCAGCATCACATGGATATGATGAAAGAATTACTGGTGGTAGAGTATACTTTAGAGATTCTACCTCAAAGGGAGAGTTTCAATTATTAGTTGATATAGATTTAACGTATGGTTGTAGAACAAATTTAGAGGCAAAGCACGTTGGTTGGTCAACTATATATAGCCAAGCTTCTTTTTTATTCTGTACAGTAGCAATACAAGACCCAAATGCTGATACATATAGCTCACTAAATGGATATAACGCTGATTTATCTAGCATATCAATAGGTAATACTGGAGAAGGGTATAAGACTAGCGTAGTGTCAAATAGAAGAAGATTTGTAGCTAATGTAAAGTCTATCAACGACAAAGGACAAACAGTTGTTCAGTCAGATAGATTAATGTATAGCGAGATAAATAGATTTGATACGTTTCCACCTACAAACTTTATTGATATAGGTGTTAACGATGGAGAAGACTTTGTAAAGATAGAGTCTTATGCTGATAGATTATTAGCATATAAGAATAGAACATTGTATGTTATTAACGTGGGTGGTGGTTCTGATACTCAATGGTTCTTAGAATCAGAGCATAAAAATATGGGAGTAGACTTCCATGCAGCAGTCGTAAAAACAGACTTTGGAGTTGCCTGGGTAAATAAAAATGGCTTATTCTTTTATGATGGTTCACAAATAAGGAACTTGCAAAGCAAGGTACTAGAGTCAGAGTGGACAAGTTTTGTAAACGATGATACTATTATTGGATATGAACCAACTCATAAACATTTAGTTATAGTTAGGGATGCTGCTGCTTCTGGTGGTACAAGTGGTGATGCTTATGTTTATAGTTTTATTACAAACAGCTTTACTTTTGTAGAAGATATGGTTGATAACGCTGTAAAAACTAATATTATTACAGACCTACATAACAATATGACTTTAGGTGTAGGAACAGATGAGTTAGAATCTTATGATGGAGAGCCAGATTCTGGAGCTACATTTGATATAAAGTTAAAAGATGATGATTTTAGTTTACCAAATATAACAAAGAAGATTTATTCTGTTACAGTTGAATACTCAACAAGCGCAGCTAATTCATCAGCTGTTAAATGTTCTTATATAGATACATCTGGAGAGCCACAAACTGCGACAATAGGAAACCTTGATAGCACTAGTGGTAATTATAAAGTGCAAAATATAACAGTAACCCCAGTTATATCAGCATCTTCTTTTCAGTTGCAGCTAGATTTAAATGGAACATCTATATCTAAAATAAATAATGTTGGTATAGAATACAGACCTATTAGGAAGAGAATCACATAATGCCAATTGATAGAGAAAAAAGATTTTTATATAACTCTAAGGGAGTTAAAACAAAGTTACAACAAGGATATCCATCAAACGATTCTGGAAATGATGGAGAAGAAAGACTAGTGAAGACACCAGATGGTAAGCTTAGGCTTTACAGAAAAGAAATTGGTGCATGGCACTATTTAGAATTTACAAGGAGTTGATATGACACTACCAGAGTTATTATCCAATATACAAGCCAGTCAAAGAGTAGGAAGGGCTGAGAAGTTTACAAGCTTAACAGGACAAGCTGCTGGCGAAAAAAGAGATATTAAGAAAGCTGTAAGAAATATAAGAGAAGCTAAGAGTAAAGCTGCGGAGCAGTCAAAAAGACAGGAAAGAAGAAGAGGGTTTGGAAGGCTTGGTGGAGCTGCTTTAGGATATGGTCTTGCTATGGCTTTTACTGGTGGAGCTGCTGCACCTTTACTAACTGGAGCTGCAACAGGACTAGGTAGTTTTGCTGGACAAAAAGCAGCTGGAGACTTATCCCTAGGTAAAGCAGAAGCTGATTTAAAAAAGGGATTGTTTTTTAGTCAAAGTAGAGAAGATGTTACAACAGCAGAAGCAGATTTAAATAGATTTTTAAGTGAAGCTGAAAAAGGTTTTAAGCAAAGACAGCTTTTTAGTGCGGTAGGAGATGCTTTTACTGGAGGTCAACTTTCTAAAGTTGATTTTAGTAAACTATTAGGTAGAGATTTTTCAGGTTTATTACCAGATGCTAACGTTCCTTTACTAGAAAGAGCTAACATAGGAAGTTTAACAAGAACGAGAATAGTAGACCCAACAACTGGTCTTGGAGGAGGAACTCCTTTTATAAGTACAATGCCAGGGGCTAGAAATTTAGGTTCAGACCAAGTTAGCGATATATTATTTGGAAGAGCTAGTAGATTAGGGAGTCCATTATCATGAACGAACAAAAAACTTTTGAACAATTATTACAAGAATTAGGTTTGTCTGATTCTCAAAAATATTTTGCACAATCTCCAGAAGAGATAGCGCAAGTGTTTGGATTTACAGGACAGCAAGCAGAAAACTTAGGTCAGTTTTTTCAGCCAGTAAACCAACAGCAATACCTAGATGCTTTTAATTTAATAGGTCAGGGTCAGAGAATGAGAACTGGTCAGTTAATTGGAGATACAAGTGCTGAGTTAGGTCAACTAACCTCTCAAGTTATGGAAAGAGCTGGGGCATCTAAGTTTACTCGTGCTGGAGCGACTATGAGAGATTTAGCTGCGGTAAGTGGTGGGGCATCTGCTAATTTAGGTAGAGGTCTTTATGACATAGGTCAACAAACTGGAAGAGAAAGAAGTGCTTTGAGTGGTCAGTTAACAAATTATGTAACAGGTCTTCTTGAGCAAGCAAGAAGGATACAGCAGTTAGACCCTACTAGTCAAAATACAGTAGCAACTTCTAATCCCTATCTTGATGAAATTCAGCAAATAATGGATAACAACCCTGGAATGACTAGACAACAAGCAGAAGATATGTTTGATAGACAGTTTGACCAGCAAGGATTAGACCAGGGTTATGGTAGGGATTACTTTAGTTAGTATTTATTGGAGATTTTATGGCAAATGGATTTAATTACGAATCAGGTTTAAACAGGCTTTTAAGCGTCACTATACCAAACCTTGTAAACTCACAGTTAGATAGGCAAGAGAGACAAAGGCAGTTTGATGAGTCTATCGAACAAAGAGAAATAGAACGTGGTTTTAGATTAGCTAGAGCTGACGCACAAGACGAAAGAGCTGAGAGAAATTTTCAGGCTAACGAACAAAGATATAGGGAACAGCAGCAAGAAAAGTTGGAATCAAGAGTCTACCAAAGGCAAAGAGACCTTGATTCAGAAATTACAGAAAATGAAATTATTGAAGTTCAAGCTGTTAATGACATAACAAATACAGCAAAGGCAAAAGAGTATTTAGAAAAAATACAGCCAACATTAGAGTCAGCAAAAGCTAAAGCAATTACCAGAAGGTATATGAGTCAAATAGATGCTTTTGAATCTAATCCTCAATCTCCATTAAAAATACTAGGAGATACGTTTAGCGATGAAACAATATCTGACTTAGAAAATTTAAATAGTTGGAAAAAACCATTAACTTTTTCAAATATAAATACGTTTTTAACTACTACTGGAAGTATAGATAAACTACAAAACCAACAAGCTTATCAAAAAATTACTTTAATGGGTAGAGAACTAGATAAATTAAGAGACTTTAGCAAACAACTTGGAGATTTTGAGAGAACTATTGAAGGTGAGTTAGTTCCTGGTTCGCAGATAAACAGTCAAAAATTAAGAATTAACACTCTGTACGAATCAACACTAAGTCAATACAACAAAGCTATTCAAAGTGTAACATCTCAAAAAGGTGTCAGCTCTCTGTTTCAACCTCAAGTTGGAGACGAAGTTACAGTCGATGGGGTAGGAGGTGTCGTAACAGTAGCTAACGCTTCAGAAGCTATGAATTTAGCAGATGGGGCAACCTTTAAACTTACAGGTGTTCCTGGTTCATTTACTAAAAATGGAGATAATTTTATTCCCATTGGAGATACAGATTTTGACTCTATAGTTAATCCACCTGCTCCACCTGCTCCAGGGGTAGTAGAGGACAGAATTGATTCTCCAGAAAAAACAGCTATAGATAGATTGGCTAGTACTGGTGTTATTGGAAGACCTGATGAAGAGTCGGCTTTAAGTTTCTTAAAAAGACTGCCAGGGGCAGAAAGGGAGTACGGAACTGGAGAAGGAGGAGCTTTATCTATGGGCGGTTCTCCAAAAGAACAAGTAGTAGCTGTAGAAAATTTAAATAGAAATACAGATATAATAATAGATTCATTAAAAGAAGCTAGAGGTTCACAGGTAAAACAGGGAGTTTTTGAAGACTCAGAGCAATACCAAGTATTAAAACAAGAAAATAATACTAATCTTCAGGGCTACATACAAAATGCATATGAGGCATATTTAGACGAAAGAACTAGCCCTCAAGTCAGAGGTAGGTTAAAAAAGTATTTACAACAAATGAAAGCCTTGTCTACAAAACCAAGCATAGTTGCGAGAGCGACTCTTGGTAGAGGTGAAAATGTTAGACCGATAAGATTTACTGGTGGAGAAAGTATTTTTAACCAAGATACTATTGAATTATTGAGTGGAATAGAATTATAAATTATAAACTAAGTAGAGAGAGTTTGCATGAACGGACAGCCTAAAAAATATTACAGCTTAGAGGATATAGATAAAATAACTAATTTCTATAAAACTCAACAGTCTGAAATACCATTTGACACACTATCTGAAGTAGAAAATTTACAGACAGATAACTTAAAAGAACTGTCAAGTGTTAAGGAGTCAAATATATTTGATTTTTTACCTAATGTTGTAAAAAAGGCTTACAATGAATCAATAACTGGAATGAGTCAACAGTTAATTACTGGTGAAAAAAGATTTAATTTAGACGCATATGACCCTGGAGTGACTGCTGATATTGGTGCTAGCATATTATCATTTTTTATGCCAGCTGATTTTATAGCAACTATAGCTGGTGCTGGTTTAGGAGGTTTGGCTGGAAAGGCAGCTGCTAAATCTGCATTAGGAAAAGCAGCTAATATGGGGACTAAGAGACTATTAAGGAATGGAACTAAAAAAGAATTAGCTGAAAGCGTTATAAAGTCTGGAACGGAAAAGATTTTAACAGAAGCTGGTAGACAATCTGCTGGTTTTGGTGTATATACTGGTATAGCTAGTGCGCTAAAACAAAAAATAGATACAGATGAAGTTGATTATGGTGATGTATTTACAGATGCCGCTAGAGGAAGTTTATCTGCTGCCGTTGGAGGTGCTGTACTAGGGAGAGCTACAGCAAAGGGAACTGCAAAAGCTCTTGCATACACTCAAGAAGCTGCTGCTTTTGGTACTGTTGACCCATTACTACAAGGAAGATTGCCAGACCCAATGGACTATGTTAGTTCTGTTGGATTTGCTCTTGGTTTATCAGGGGTTGCTGGAGCTCCTGGAGCAGTTAAAAAGCTTAATGCTTATAAAAAGAATTTTTTCTCAAAAGAAAGAATTGGTGAATTTGACAATCTATCTACTTTGGACAGGCAAAAACAAAACAATATTGCCAATATAAGAGCTGAAATAGAATGGGTGAACAGTAGAGGTTTGAAAAGATGGGATGCTGTATCACCAGACCCTCAAGACATATCATTTACAGATGTTAGTGTTATTAAAAGAAAAAATACTAAGCGTGGAGATTCTTTTCAAATAATAGATAACAACACTCAAAAGATAAAAACTTTAACTAGAGATGCTTTTTTTAAGAAATACAAAGAGTCAGATAAGTCTAGAATAAAAACAGAAGCAGCTATATACGAAATAGGGGAAGAGCTAGATATAAATATTGATGGTGAATTAAGGGTGTTTACCAATAACAAGGCAAAGAAAGTATCTGATTTAAACGACAGAGATTTAAATAATTTTCATCAAATGTATTTTAAAAAATACAACCAATCTTTATTTAGAAAACAATTTGCTGAGTACTCGTCTGACATACCACAAACAGATTTTTTTGTTCACGTTTTTGGTAAAAAAGTAGCAGACCAACTAAGAGTATCTCATAAAACTTTTGCAGATAGAGGTTCTCAAGCAGTAGTAAAAACATTATTTGATGTTCAAGATGGGATATCTGGTTTTGAGGGTAAATCATTTGTAGATATTGGTAACTTAAAATCACTTATAAATAAAAACAAATTATCAAAAGAAAGAATATGGAAAGAGGCTAGCGGTAGAGAGACAGTTACAAATGTAAATAGAAAAGCAGTAGAGTCTATACAAAGATGGGCTAATGATAGGTTTGAATATGGTAGAAGTGGCGGAATAATACCAAAAGGAAAGATAGAATTTTACCTACCCAATATGCTTAAAGCTGAATTTAAAGAAGCTTTGTTTGACGACTATGCAAGAATAGAGAAAGAATCTTTTTTACATTTTGCAGATAAATTTAAGATTGATGAGCGGTCAGCAAAAGTTTTAAATAGAATGATAGAAAACAAAATCAGGACTAAACAAGTTAGTTCTGCTTTTGATGTGCTTATGCAAGACATTATTAGACAAAACAGAAAAGTTAATCGTAATTTTTCATATGCAGAAGCCTATTCTCTGTTTAGGCAAGACATAAGACCAAACAAAGTAAACCCTCACGGACAATTAGAAAACAAAAGAAGGTTTAATCTACCAGAAGAGCTGCTGGAAAAAGACCCAATAAAATTAATGGCTATTTATGATGCAAGACTAGGGAGAAGAGTAGAGCTATCAAAGGCTTTTGGTGCAGATAATGTAGGAATAACTAAAATGTTGTCAGAGATAGGAGATTTAAAAGAAAGAACAAGATTGTCTACTTTAGTTGACCAAATTAGTGGATTTACTGAAGCTGATTTAAGCGCAAAAAGGTCTCCAGAAATTAGAAGATACGTTCAAAACTTAATGGGATTTGAAGCAATGACTAAGATAGCTGGTGGTGATGCTACAATAGCAAACTTCTTTCAAACTTTAATATCCACTATGCCAGTATTAGGAATTACTAGGACAGCAAAAGGTACTGCTCTTATGTTTAGTAAAGATTTTAGAGATAAACTTCCAACTGTTTATCAGGATTTTATTAGAGACATAATTGGAGATGCTTCTACTACATCTCTTATGAGGAGAGCTACGGAAAAAGCATCTAAATACAGTGGATTTACTGGTATAAATAAATTTAATAACATGCTTGCATCTGCAACAGCTAAGATAGCAATAGATGATTATTCTAGAATGTATAAAAACAATCCTAACAGTATTAGGGGTAGGTATGCTAAAAATAAATTAAAAAGTTTATTTAATATAGATATAAAAAATGTTCCAGATATAACAGAAGCTAAGATGACTTCAGCTATGGCTTCCTTTGCAAGAAAAAGTCAACTACAAAGAGATTATTTAAGAGAACAAACTTGGCTAAGCAATGCAAGTATAAGACCATTCTTATTGTTTAAAAGTTTTGGTATAAAACAAGCTGGTTTTATAACAGAACAAATGACAAGAGAATTAAAAGAAGGAAATCCATTAATTATTGCTAGGTTAGCAATGGGTGGTATGGCTGGTGGATTTGCAATTAATTATGCTAAAAACATGGTAAGTCAAATTTTATCAGGAAGAGAGTTTGAACCAAAAGAAGATACTAAATTTAATGAATTTGTTCAAAGCATTGGTAGCGTTGGTGCTTTTGGAATGTTATCTGAGTTTATGGATGCTGAAGACTTAGCTAATCAAATTGAGTTTACCTTAAAACCTGTGTTTTATAGTGACTTAGAAAAAGCTATTGACGCAATGGGTGAATTTCAAAGGTCTGTAGATGAATTTGGTTTTACACCTACTGCGTTTAGAAGGTCTGTGTATAAAGCATCACCTATATTAGGAACAAACGTAAGAAGACTCTCTGAGAGATTTGTAGCTACGGAAGCTCAGAAAAGAAATGCACAATCTGGCAGAAAGGGAAGGATTAGAATTGATGCTATTAAGCTTATGTCTGAAGGTAAATCAGATGTAGCGATTAGAAGAGTTAAACAATGGAATAATAGCAATCCCACAAATCCAATAACGTACGAAGATGTTAGCTATAAAGAGATATACAAATATCTTATGAGAAAGCATATGAAAGTAAAAACAGAGGGTATGAACAGAGAGCAATTAACAGTTTATAGAGAGTTTATGAAACAATAATGGCTAGAAAATTTAAACCAGTAAAGAAAACAAGGAGAGGAACTCCGTTAAAATACGTGAGGGGTTCAAAGAATCCATCATCTAGAGAGGCTGAGATACGCAGAACAAGAGAGTTGTATAGAATGGGAAAACTAACACCAGCTATGATGGATAAAATATCTAAACTAAGGAGTGAAAGTGCCACGAAAAAAAGCAAGCCCAAGAAAAAAAGCAAGCCCAAAAAGAAAAACATCAGGGGGTAAAGCAGCTGTACTAGCTAAGTACTCTAAGAGCTCTGGTATATCTAAAGGTACTTTATCTAAGGTATACTCTAGAGGTTTAGGTGCTTTTTATTCTAGCGGTTCAAGACCAGGAACTAGTGCTCATGCATGGGCTGCTGGTAGAGTAAGAAGTTTTGCAACTGGAAAAGGTGGAGCTAGAAAAGCTGACGCTGATTTAATCAGAGGTGGTAAGAAAAAAACAACCACTAGAAAGAAGAAGAAATAATGCCTGGAAGACACACAAAAAAGAAAAAAGCAAATGGATTAACGGCTAAGCAGAGAACATTACCTAAGAAATTACAGCAAAAGATTTTAAAATCTAAAGCTAGAAAGAAGAAAAGATAATGCCTGCTAAGAAGAAGAGAGACTCACGACTAGCTAGAGCTGGTGTATCTGGTTTTAATAAACCAAAGAGAACACCAAGCCATCCTAAAAAAAGTCATGTGGTAGTAGCTAAAGTCGGAGATAAAGTTAAAACTATTAGATTTGGAGAGCAAGGAGCTAGCACTGCTGGTAAACCTAAGGCTGGAGAGTCTAAAAGAATGAAAATGAAACGTAAGTC